CCAGCAACAACTATGCGTGTTCGTAGGCTAAAGGATGGATATGTACAGATTATTGGACAAAAGGTTGTATACTTCAGAAACTTTGGAGCAAAGAATCCAAATCCAGTAACTGCTGATCCAAGGCCAAATGAAATTATTCATTATAAGATTTACTCACCACTAAATACATACTATGGAATTCCAGATATTATGTCTGCTATTTCTTCCCTGCAAGGAGATCAGCTAGCTACGCAATACAACATTGACTACTTTAGCAATAAGGCTGTTCCAAGATATGTTGTAACACTTAAGGGTGCAAGGCTCTCAGCAGAAGCAGAGGATAAACTATTTAGATTCTTGCAGACAAATCTTCGTGGTCAGTCACATAGGACACTCTATATTCCACTACCAGGCGACTCAGATACCAATAAGGTAGAGTTTAATATGGAGCCAATTGAAAATGGGGTACAGGAAGCATCATTTAATGAATATCGTATTCGTAATAGAGAGGATATTCTTGTTGCCCACCAGGTACCGCTATCAAAGATTGGTGGTGGCGATAGTGCTTCTATTGCTGCTGCACTTGCTCAGGATAGGACATTTAAGGAGCAGGTTGCAAGACCAGCCCAGAGAAACCTAGAGAAAATGCTCAATAAGATTGTCCGTGAAGAGACAGACATTCTTGAACTAAAGTTTAATGAGCTTACCCTAACAGATGAAATTGCACAATCTCAAATCCTAGAAAGATACGTAAAGACTCAGGTTATGACACCAAATGAGGCACGTAATGTTCTTGGGTTGCCACAAAGACCAGATGGGGACGATCCATTCGTAATGTCGCCAAGACAGCTAACGGATGCTCGTGCTAATTTGGCAGGAAATAGACAAAGAGAGGCTGAAAGAACAAACAACAATTCAGATAGCCCATCTACTATTTCTGGTAGAAACGCACAGGGAGAGGGTCCTTCTTCCGAATAATCTTTCAAAAAATGTTATAATATTGTTAGATTATTCGAAAAAGGGTATATAATAAACTCGTATGACTATATCTAAGGCACACTGGGCTATGGAGGGGGACAACGTCCGTCTCTCAATGCCCTTCAGCAAGGTGGATAAAGAGCGAAGAATCGTCTCAGGATTTGCCACACTTGATAACGTAGATAAGCAGATGGACATTGTAACAACAGAGGCATCTGTTAAGGCATTTGCCAAGTTCCGTGGCAATATTCGTGAAATGCACCAGCCAACAGCAGTTGGAAGAATGGTATCTTTTAAAGAAGACAAATACTTTGATCCAGAGTCAAAGAAGTTTTATGCTGGGGTTTACGTGTCTGCCTATGTTTCAAAAGGTGCTCAAGATACCTGGGAAAAAGTTCTTGATGGTACGCTCTCTGGTTTTTCTATCGGCGGTAAAATGAATAAGTGGGACGAAGGGTATGACGAGAAAATGGATAGAGCAGTTAGAATTATTAAAGATTATGATCTAGTAGAGCTGTCTCTCGTAGATAATCCAGCAAATCAATTTGCAAACATCATGTCAATTGAAAAGGTTAATGGCGTTGATGTAATAAAGGGTGAAGTAGCAAATCTTGATATTGAAAATGTTTTTTGGGACAATGACAATGGTCTTGTCGTAATTTCAAAGGAAGAAGAAGTTCTGAGTCCAGTATCTGGAATTCCAATGAAGAACATAGGTTTCGTTGAAACAAATGACAGCGAAAAAGCAGAAATGATAAAGTTCTTAGTTGATGGTGCTAAAGGCATTAATCTTTCTAAGATGAACAAGGAGGGAGATCCTATGACTGATGCAACAGAGGTTGTTGTCGAAAAGAACGATGACATTGTTGAAGAAGCACAGGTCGCTCCAGAGGCAGATGCCGTAGCTGAGGTTGCTGAAATAGCAGCTGAGGCAGAATCTGTAGCAGCAGACACAGCAGCTGAAGACGTTGAAAAGTCTGAGACTGTAGAAGAAGTTTCCGAGAAGTCGGAAGCTTCAGATGTAGAAGTTGAAACAGCTGAGGTATCTAAAGCAGATGATGTAGTCGCTAATGCCGTCTCTGAAATCAAAGATGACATTACATCAGCCTTTAGCGATCTATCAGCAGTCGTAAAGTCACTAAGTGACGAGATTGCTGAACTAAAGAAATCACTTGGACTAGTTTCACAAGATGTCGCATCTGTAAAGAGCGATGTTGCTACTACAAAGAGTGACGTAAATGAATTTGGAAAGCGTGTACAGGCCGTTGAAGCCGATACTGCTTTCCGCAAGTCTGGCGATCTTGGCGAGATCGTTCAGGAAGTTCAGCTAGAAAAAGCTGAACAATCCCTATGGGGCGGTCGTTTCCTCAAAACTGCCGACTTATTTCGATAAGCAATCACTTAGGAGGTGACAATATGTCGGAAGAGATTATGAACAACAATCCAGAGTTTGCAAAAGCAGCCGAAGAGGGTGTCTTTGCTTCTGGTGGCATTGGTGGTGTAACAAACCCAGGTCTAGGTAGCGATGGCTACGGAACACTTGGTAACATTCCAACTGCCGAATTCGGTGAAACTGGTCCAAACTCAGTTAACCCTTCTGGTGAGGCAGGTAGTGGTATCCTACGCCCAGAGCAAGCACGTAGATTCATTGATTACGTGTGGGATGCTACAGTTCTCGCCAAGGATGGTCGCCGTGTGACCATGAGAGCTAACACAATGGAGCTTGAAAAGGTGAACGTTGGTGAGCGTGTAATTCGTGCCGCTGCTCAGGCAGATGGTGGATACACAAACACTGGTGCTCAGTTTACAAAGGTTGAGCTAACTACCAAGAAGATTCGTCTAGACTGGGAAGTTTCAGCTGAAGCTCTAGAGGATGGTATTGAGGGTGCAGCCCTTGAAGACCACCTAGTTCGTCTAATGACCAACGCATTTGGTAATGACATTGAAGACCTGGCTATTAATGGTACAGGTACAGGTTCTGACGCATTCCTTTCAATTATGAATGGTTTCGTTAACCGTGTTAAGACCAACGGCGATGCTCACGAAGCACTAGTTACAGTATCTGACAATGCATGGACCCCAGAGGTTATGCAGCAGATTATCCTTGCTATGCCACGTAAGTACCGTGCAATCAAGAACAACCTTAAGTTCTATGCAGGTACTGACGCATTCCAGGGAATCGTTAAGAACAACGGTACACTTGCTGATGCAGTTGCAGAAGCATTTGCTGGCCAGATGCCAGGTAGCACTCAGGCTAACCGCCAGAGCTACCTAGATGGTGTTGGACAGACATTTGGTGGTGCACGTACCACCCGTGTTCTTGGCATTGATGTACAGGAAGTTCCATACTACCCAGGCGGCTATGTTGATCTAACATTCCCAGCTAACCGTGTATGGGGATTCCAGAGAGACATCACTGTTAACCGTGAGTACAAGCCAAAGAAGGACACCGTTGAGTACACCGTATTCGTACGTTTTGGTATTCAGTGGGAAGAGGAAGATGCAGTAGCTTTCGCTGATGCACTTGCTGACAGCTAATATTTGGCTATCCATTAATTGGGGCAGAGGCTAAAACCTCTGCCCCTTTTATTATCTGATATAATTAATTTAGGAGGAATATCATGGCAACAGAACTATCTAATCCAGATGCTTTGGACGAAAACAATAAGGTAGCATCACCAAGTGATGTGGCTGCAAAAGCACCAGCCGAAGACATTGTAGAAATCGTCAAGGAAGAAATCAAGGAAGAAACAAAGCCAGTAGTTGAAGACGTAAAGCCAGCAGATCCTGTTATCAAGGCAAATGAGCCAGTTAAGACAGAGCCATCTTTAAAAAAGGTTGATGCAGATGTTATTGGTGTAACTACTACTGAAGAAAAGCCAAAAGAAAAGAAAGCAGAAGTCCAGAAAGACAAGGTAGCACTATTTTCAGAAAAGAATGTTTTCTGGGAAGGTGTTGGCCGTGTTGGTAAAGGCTACAATATTGTAGACGGAGAATCTGCTAAGAAGTGGCTTAAAAGAAACTTTATCCGTTTGGCTACGCCAGAAGAGATTAAGCAGGAATTTGGTAAGTAAAAATGGAAATTTTGAGGGTTCCGCCCTATGACCTTACTGTAAATATTCAAGTAGACGAACCATCTACAGACTATCCAGTAATTATTCGTGATATGGCGGATCTCTCTATTTCAACAATAACTGCAACCTCTGACGAAAATTCCATAATTAATGTGGACCTGCCATCAAAATATGATGGTCAGTATGAGGTCCAGGTCTATGAAAATGAATACTACTATGATGTAGTAAGACCATATGTAGACCCAAACACAAAAGGCACCACGGCAACAGAAATTGCTGAATATACAAAAAATGAGCAGACAGCAAGAGCAATCATTGATTCTGTAATTCGTCAAGGATTTTACTATAAAAAAGAAGTTATCGAAACTGCTGGGCTTGGTGCAGACTATCTGCCACTATGGATTGATGCCAAAAAGGTACTGAAAGTTTATGAAAACAACGTCCTTGTTTATGATGCCGCAAATCCAGATGATTATGAAAGAGCATTTGAAATAACGGCAGATGGCACAGCTATCCAGCAATACTATTCTGGAACTATTAATCGTAATCAGGGTGCATCACTAATTTTGCCACTGGCTGCAGCTGACACAGACATTATTGAATATTACTATAGAGGCTTTCCAAGAACATTTGATTATACAATTGTGGTAGAGTCTGGATATAAAGTTATCCCATCGGACATAGTAAAGGCAACAGAGCTACTGGTAGAAGATTTGGCATGTGGAAAGCTTGAGTACTACAAGCGTATGACGGCAAGCTACAGCACAGATCAGTTTAGAATTCAGTTTGACCGCTCAATGTTTGAGGGAACTGGAAACATTATAGTTGATAAGATTCTATCCAAGTATGCGAAGTCAATTCAAACACTTGGAGTCTTATAATGACTACTGTATATTGCGAAAAAACAGATTTTGTTTACCCACTATTGGTGGATGTTTATTATCCAATTGTTGAGCAATCCGCATATGGAAATGTAAAAAAACAATGGATTTTAGACAAAACTTTGGCATGTAATTTTTCTGGTGCTGGAACAGCTTGGAAAGAAGAGGTTCAGCCAAATGTTAATATTACTAAAGATATGGTTTTAATTGGCAGGGTGCGTTCAGATATTCGTGTATCAAAGCTAAATGCAGATAACGCAATCACAAACGTAATACTTACAAATATTAGAGATTCTCACAATAACCCAATTTATGTTGAGACATCTGGGGTTAGATCTGGAAAGTCTACTATATTTGAAATAGCATCACAAGATCCAATTGTTGGACCATTTGGTTCTATAGAATACTTTAAGTTAATTATTAGACGCTCAGAGAACCAGGCGGCAGATGTATAATGAAGCTTGAGTATGATACAAAACAGTTTATGAAAGATATGAATAATGTTATTAATTATTCAGTAGGATTTTTAGAGGGTGTAAAAACTGGCAAGCGAGCAATGCTTGAAAATTTAGGAAGCCTAACAATTGAAGCGATGAAGCAGTTCATAGATACTATGGCTAGAGTTGATAATGCTGTTTTGCATCACGTATATGAGTGGAATCAAACTGGAAGCCCAGATGCAAGACTGTATGATCTAACCTATACAGTTAGTAATTTAGGTCTATCCATTAAATCATCTTTTAGACAATCAACATCTATTCAAAATGGATCAAGTGTGCCATTCTATGACAAGGCTAGAATTATGGAAAATGGCATACCAGTAACAATACGTCCAGTACGGGCAAATGCTCTCGTATTTGATGACAATGGCGAAAAGGTTTTTACAAAGGGGCCAGTAACAATAGACAATCCAGGAGGCACAAGAGCAGAGCGTGGATTTGAAAAAGCATTTGATACCTTTATGACTCAATACTTTACGCAGGCATTCTTGAATTCAAGTGGTATACTTAGATATATTCAAAATCCAGTAGCCTATAAAAAGAATTTGCCAGCTGGCAAAAGGCTTGGAAAGTCAGTTGGTTATTCTACAGGATATCGCTGGATAGCAAATGCAGGAGTTACTATATAATGGCAATATACTATCCACCAGTTTTTAT